CTGGTCTACCAGAAACAACAGTCATTGGTGTCATGGCGGCTCTATCACCTAACAACAGATGGGAACGCAATTGCAAGGATACATTGTCAATGTGTCAGGCTTGGATCAATGGCGACAGTTTGGATGGCTTCAAGGTGTCTTGTTACAACACCATGAAACAAAAGGCTTGGTCAATGTTACAGGATGACTTGCAGGATGACGAGGACATTCTGACACGACTCAACGGGCAGAAAATACGCTCCTTCTATTCTAACATTCGGGGTCTAGATGAAGTGACAATCGACGGTCACGCATTGAATATCGCAAGAGGTAAACGCGAAGGCTTGACATCTGACAAGACTAACATGGGCAAGAAACAATATCGTGAATTGCAAGCCGCCTATGTGTCAGCCGCCAAGAGGGTCAAGGTAAAGCCAAGCGAATTGCAAGCTATCACATGGACCACATGGAAACGTATTCACAATATCTAAGAAAGGGGTTGACATCTAGGGTACACTCTGGCAGTGTACCTTTACATGCCAACGCATGAAACAAACTCAAACTCAAAAGGAGAACATCATGTTCTATTGCATCGCAACAAAACCACTCAATGACGACACTCAAGGCTTCCGCTTCAATGTTCTTGGCCTCAAGGGTCTGACCCGCAAGCGCATCGCCAAGAAACGCTGGGGGATTACGTCAGGTAAATCCATGAAAGCAATTCACATCGGCTATCGTTCAGTCTACTTTGAGCGTGTGCTAAATAAAATGTCATCGCGTCGGATACGTCACTTTGCAGGATGACCTGCCAAAATCTCTGGAAAGAGAATTAGAATTGATGGGTGTCATGCCTCACAGTGTGACACCTAAACCTAAACAAGACACGGCACCAGAGCCACCTAAAGTATGGGATGGCAAGGGTGACTGCCCATTCTAGGAGACACAAATGGATAAGTATATTGACAGCATCACGGACTTAGGCTATGGCTGGACAGGTACACTGTACAGTGATGGCACAATGCGAGTGCAAGGTGACTTACAAGAGAGTGACTGCATTGACCTACCTAAAAACAGTGTGGAAAGACTAGCCCGTATCTTCAGAGAAATAAAAGAGGAGTTAGAATAATGTATACGCTAGAACTAACATCAAACCAGCTACTCATGCTGAAGGAACTGATCGACAATGACATTGAGATTTCCTGCATGGATGCACCAGACTACACTGACATGGATGTCATGCAATACTATATGGATCGGTGCACAGTGTACCACTTAGTGAAAGAGGAGTTAGAGACATGAAAAAACCAAGTCAAACCTTTTGGTTTCGTTCGAAAAGTTACGACGCCATAGAAAACATGGAAGACCCTGATGATCTGTACTATGACGACATAGATAGTATAGTTAGAGGGCTGGAGGGTACAACCCTATTATACAAAGAAAATAATAATTGTCAAGAGGAAATGTGATGAACCGTGAGAAATTAGCATATCTGAAGGGGGCAGGGGATGCCTACTATGGACGTAGTTGGAATCCAAAATTACCCCTTGACGACGAGGGTACTTCTGTGCTAGAGATCGAAGACATGACAAAGATAGAGATTGCGGAGTACAGTAAAGGCTACTACGCTGAACCATATGGACGGAAGGACTACGGAGATGATAACCCAGCAGAGTGACAGTAAGTTTGTCAGCCACGAACCATGCCCTGAGTGTGGGTCAAGCAATAACCTTGCACGATACGATGACGGTCATGGCTACTGTTTCGGGTGTGAGTACTGGGAAGCAGGAGAAGGGGACGAGGTGGAGAGATCATTCAAGAAACTTGAGGTAGTACCTTTGGAAAAGATGACATCTATCTATCGGGGTATGCGTGGCATATCGCAGGACACCATGAAGTTCTTTGGCTGTCAGACATACATCAACTCTAAGGGCGAGGAGGAATACCAGAACTATGTGTACCCTTCAGGTGGCATCAAGTCCCGTATCTTCCCCAAGGATTTTCGTGCCAAGGATGGCTTCAAATCAGACGAATTGTTTGGCATGAACCTGTGGAACGCTGGCACATCCAAGACTGTGACCATCACGGAGGGTGAGTTAGATGCTATGTCTGTCTATCAGATGATGCACAACCCCAAGTATCCGAACCCTGTCGTGTCATTGCCATCAGCTAAACCATCACGCAAGCTATGGGAAAACGTACACGATTGGCTGTCATCATTTGACAAGATCGTTCTGTCTGTGGACAATGATGAAGCAGGGAACGCAGTTGCCCAGCGCATCGCTAAGATGTACCCGAACAAGGTGTATCGTGTACCACACGACAAGTACAAGGACGCAAATGAGTTCCTACAGGCTGGCGCAGAACAGGCGTTCAAGGCTGCGTGGTTCAACGCTAAGAAGTACACACCTGAGAATGTCATCAACACAACAGACCAATTCCTTGGACTGTACAACAAGGCTGACGACCATGTCTATGTGGAGACAGGGCTGCAAGAGTTTGATGAGATGTGCCTTGGCTTAATGCAAGGACACTTCACCCTCTTCAAGGCGGCGACAGGTATAGGCAAGACAGAGTTTATGAGGTACCTTGAGTACCGTATCTTGAGCCAGTACCCTGATATAAAGATTGCTATCTGGCACATGGAAGAGACAAAGCTTCGATCACTCTTAGGTCTTGTGTCATATCACATACAGGACAACCTGACCCGTAAAGACCTGATCGAAGAGAAGAACATGGACGGTGCTGTCAAGAAAGCCATCGAAGAATTGACTAAAGACGAAAGGCTCTATCAATTTTATTTGAATGATGAGGATGACCCCCTTGACTTATTGGCTCATATAAGGTATCTATCTCAGGCGTGTGGTGTTCAGTACATCTTCTTCGAACCTATACAGGACATCAGCGCAGGTGTTGCATCGGAAGAAAGCAAAGAGCAATTCCTTGCAGACCTTTCTGTCAGACTATCCAAGCTGGCAGCTGAACTAGGAGTAGGCATTGTGACCATTGGACACACTAACGACGACGGTGCAGTAAAGTATTGTCGTATGATTGAGCAACGGGCTTCAGTTGTGGTTGACTTGAAGCGAGATAAACTATCGGAGGATTCCGAAGAACGTAACACAACCAAGTTACTTGTAACAAAGAACCGTCCAGTAGGGCCGACAGGTTATGCTGGTCAGTTACAATTCGAACCTGCTACGTTCACTCTGAGTGAGAAACCATATGACTTTTAGCCACATGGATTCAGTAGCCGCAACACTATATTTCCTAGGTGTATACTTTCATTATGTACACCTTCAAACTATCTTCGATCTACTTGATAGACCTGAAGACTTAGACAAAGGTAGGGCTAAACTAAGAAGTTTGTTTTGGCCTTGGACAGTAGTTTGTATCTTATGGTATGACCTATTTGGAAATGACGAGGATGAAGAATGAAAACTGTAGCAATGGACATCGAAACAGAGAGCCTAGACCCTGAACATATCTGGGTTATCTGTGCCGAAGATGTAGACACTGGGGATCGTGAAAGATTCCTTAACGTCACATCAATACCCGAAGAAAGAGATCGGTTTGTAGACTACCTCAAGGGCTGTGAATACTTTGTGTTTCACAATGGCATAGGCTTTGATGTCAAGGTAATCAACAGGCTACTAGGTAACATCATGCCGACTGACAAGGTGATAGACACACTGATTGTGTCACGCCTAGTACAGTACGACATGAAAGATCAAGACGAAAAGATGCGTAAGAAACTTCTCGCTAAGTACAAGAAGGAATCTCTAGTAGAAAAGAAATTTCCTAGGCGCATGATTAACCGCCACAGTTTAGCCTCATGGGGCTGTCGTCTTGGTGAGTACAAGACAGGCTTCAAGGACTTCGACAAACTATCTGACGAGATGATTGAGTACTGTGAGCAGGACGTTATTGTGACTGTCAAATTATACAATCACTTTAGGAATATCATTGAAGACCCTGAATGGCATGAGGCTATTCGGTGTGAGCATGACATACAGATACTGTGTGAACAGATGTCTCACAATGGTTTCTTCTTTGAAGAAGATAAAGCAGAGGAGTTGTTAGGTGAAATCCATTCAAGAATGGAAGACCTTGAACGCAGTTTTCAAGAAGACTTCCCCCCTAAACTTGCGGAAGTCAATCGTATCAAGTACCGAAGGAAAGCAGATGGTACTCTATTCTCTAGTGTCAGCAAAGCACAAGAAAAATACTTTGCTACGGCGCTAGATAAATCGGTTGACCCCAATGAATTAGTGTGCTATGAGTACATCAACTTCAACCCAGCGTCACCTAAGCAGCGGATCGAAAGACTATGGGAAGCAGGTTGGGAACCATTTGAAAAAACGAAAGGACACATTGAGTATGAACGCGAACAACCAAGAGCGTGGCGCTAAGTTTGCCAAGTACGGATGGACATTGTCCGAAGGTAACTTAAGCACACTACCTAACTCTGCTCCTGCCGGAGGCAAACGTCTCGCTGAGTGGCTTACCCTTGAGGGTCGGCGTTCATCTCTGGTGGAGTGGTTAGGTCATGTCAAAGAGGACTCACGGATACACGGTCAGTTCCAGCACATCGGTGCGTGGACAGGTCGTATGTCTCACCGTGACCCTAACCAAGCTAACATCCCAGCTGAGTTCCATGGTGAACCTAAGACAGAAGTAGAAAAGGTTAAGGCAAAGTATGACGGACAGTTTCGTGGTCTGTGGTCTGTGCCTGAGGGTTCATGGTTGGTGGGTACGGATGCGGAAGGTATCCAGCTACGTGTACTCGCGCACCTTATGAAGTCCGAAGAATATGTACACGCTATTGTGTCAGGTAAGAAGGAGGACGAAACAGATATTCACAACCTCAACCGTAAGGCTTTGGGTATGTCTCACATCACGAGAGACATGGCTAAGACATTCATCTATGCCTTTCTACTAGGGGCAGGTAATGCTAAGATTGCGCAGATACTCAAGGTAAAACCTAGAGAAGCAGCGGATGCAGTAGATAACTTTATGGAATCTATCCAAGGCTTGTCTAAACTAAAGAAGAAACGTGTGCCTGAGATTGCAAGCCGTGGTTGGTTCAAAGGTATTGATGGTCGTAAGGTAAAAGTTCCTAACGAACACAAGACCTTAGCTGGCATGTTACAGAACGGTGAGTCTGTCATTATGAAACACGCTGCACTCAAGTGGGTACGCCGTGCGGAGAGACAGTGGATTAACTTCCGTCTTGTTACATGGCCCCACGATGAATGGCAAACAGAAGTTTGCGGAGATTATCCAGACGCTGAGTTGCTGGGTAAGATACAAAGAGAGTCTATTGAAGAGGTAGGCGAAGAGTTTAACATGCTATGTCCACTAGCCGGATCGACGGACATCGGTAGGAACTGGAGAGACACCCATTGATATGGATTATTTCTTTACTGCCTGTCATTTTTGTCTTGACAATCAGGCTAATAGTTGGTATATGGAATATAGAAGCTGCCAAGAAGGAGAGTAACATTGGCTAAATACAAAGAAGTAACTACAACAGGTCCAATCGAATGGGCTAAAATCTTTGAGACCACTCGTGACATGGTTGGTTATGAAGGTTCTTATGAGGATTGCAACGGTGCCTATACCGTTAACCAAATCCTCGACAAGTCTGAGTTCGAGAAGCTTAAAGCTGCTGGTACCCAGAAGAAGCCTAATCAGAAACGTCTGATGGAAGGTGAACTGATGCTTAAGTTTGAGCGTAAGCACCTTGTCGTTACCAAGGATGGTCGCGAGATTCCACAGGCAGGTGGCGCACCTAAAGTAACTGACGCAGATGGTCAGACTTGGGACCCAGAGATCAGTGGTAACATCGGCAATGGTTCTATGGCTGCTGTGACTAACCTAATCACTACCTTCCAAGGAAGTGATGGTAAGACTTACTCACGTACAAGTCTTGTCTCAATCAAAATCTTAGAGTTCGTGCCTATCCCTGAACGCGAAGACGAGATTGAAGCTGCCTAAAGTTTCCCTCAACTGGCAGGGCTTCGGCCCTGTCTTTTTTCTACCTTAGAAGGTGTTGTTTAAATGAAAATAATCTACTTACTAATCTGGTTTCATGCAACACCAGATCAAGGTATCCGGTATCACCACTTAGGTACCTTCCCTAATGAAACCATTTGTGAAGCTGAGTTAAGAATTGCATCGGTCTTAGTTAACAATTCTACTGAAACTATCTCTTGCATAGGAGTGCGTGTAGATGATTAAAGCGACGTACATAAACCACATGGGCAATGACTTGACTGTAGCTAACGCAGCCCGTGTGTCATTTGGTAAGACATCTGAGATGGAAGACGATCCGTGGGGACCACCAAAGCTAAAGAAGAAAGACGATAAGCTTATTCGTTACCTTGCCAAGCATAAACATATCAGCCCCTTTGGGCATTGCTTTGCAAGCTTCCACGTCAAGGCTCCAATCTTTGTAGCACGACAGCTAGTCAAGCATAAGTTCTTGAGATGGAACGAGATTTCTAGGCGGTATGTTGATGATGAACCTGTGTTTTACGTGCCTGACACATGGCGGGGGCGTAGTGCTGACAAGAAGCAAGGGTCTGATGGGGTAAGTCATCCACCTCTATGGCTTGACTCAACTATGAACCAAGTCTTAGACCTGTACGACCAGATGATCCATGATGGTGTAGCACCTGAGCAAGCACGTATGGTGCTACCACAAAGCACAATGACTGAATGGTACTGGTCTGGGTCACTGGATGCCTTTGCTGACATGTGCCGCTTACGTTGCGCCAGTGACACACAATACGAGACAAGGGTAGTTGCAGATAACATTAGTGAGAAGATGGCTACGTTGTTCCCTGTGGCGTGGGATGCACTAACGGAGGATGACGATGAG